CGACAAGCGCGGCGACTGCAGGAAAGCCGCTTGCGCCGCGAATTTGCGTCAAGCCGCGCATTTCCGACCCTATGCAGAAACTCTCAACACCGCCCGCAACGACACAAAGAGCCGCGTTATGCAAAATAAACCGCCGATAGCTCCACTCATTCGGGCCATCATAAATCACGGGGCTGCGTGCTTCGGGCGTGGCCTGCTTCAGCAGGTCAAAATATTCGTTCCGCCGCAGACCACTGATCGGTGCCTCGGCCTCTGGCTTGCTGGCTTCGATGCTAAAATCAGCAGCGCTTGCCGTGCCAAAGAATGCGGCAACATCAGCATCGGCCTCGCCTGATTGGTCTGCATTGCCATCGCGCCCCGGAGCCTCGTCCAGCGTGATGCGCCCGCGCCACGGCAGCGGCGGCTGGCTCTCGGCATCGCTGTAGGGGTCCGGTAACGTGTTGCCTGTCATCTGATCCATAAGGATGAACGGGTAGAACAGCACGTCCTGCCCTGCGTCCTTTAGCGCCGCAATTGCCTCAATCACTGACGTATCGGTCGGTGTGCCCCCATAGATCGGGTTTCCATTTTCCGTCTGTGGCACCGGCAACGCGCTTTGCCGCGTCAACCCCGCCACCGTCCACGGCATGTTGCGTGCATCATACTGCTGTTGCTCGACCTTGGGCCTCAAGCTGCAACTGCCACAGCGCAGGTCGTCGCCGAACCAGCTGACCACTAGCGACGTGCTGCGGCATCCCGGCAACTCGCCTGATAGCGCATCCAGCGAGGTGGCAAAATCCGTCTTGCCCGATGGTGTGTTCACATTCGCCAACGCCGATGCGCCGACCCCGTAGTCCATCGTTACAGGCGTGGTTGCTAATACATACTCGCCGCTACCCGGTAGCAGTGCGACCGCGCGCACGCTGCGTGTTGGATCCAACTCACTGCCCGGTTCACTGCTCTGCGAGGGTCGCGTCACTTCGAATGTGAACTGGGGCACCCGGTTGCCGTAAGGCCCCAGATCCAGATCCTCTATCACGACATAGGCGGTTCCTCGATAGGCTGGTACAGTGCCCGTTCCCTCGACCGCCTCGATACGCGGGTCGGGCAGCTGGTCTAGTGTGCCGCCATAGACGCGCATCACTAGATCCTCGCGCGCGATCTCGGTGCCGTCGGCCCAAATGCGGCCGACATGGCTAATCTCACCTTCGCACAGCGCTAGCGCTACACTGACCGAATAGCTGAACTGCCGCACCTTTGGCCCGCTCGGCGCGCCCTTTCCGCCACCTCCTGAGATAGACGTTTCCTCACGAAATTCAGTGGCCCAAATGATCTGGCCCGCCACCCGCATCCGGCCATAGATCTGCGCGATGGCATCGCCCTCACCTGATCCCGTCAGACGCAGTCGGCCGGCGCGTCCACTCTCGACCACGTCCGAGCCTTGGCCCATCAAGCGCTGATCGATGGAGCGTCCGATGATGCCCCCGGCAAAGCGCCCGGCAGCCGCCATCGACAGGCCCAGCGCAGTGCCGCCCACCGATCCGCCAATGGCTGCACCCGCAGCAGAAAGTAGAATAGTCGCCATCAGATCAGCTCCTCAGGAAAGGTGAAACGCGCCACTATCCGGCGCCGCCACGGCAGGCTCAGCGGGCTCTCGACCACCGCATGACCCGAATAGGCATGAATGAAGGACGCATCACTCCTGGCGCGCCCGGCAATGCCCAGATGCTTGGCCACCGCGCCATCTCGCATCCGAAACAGCAGCACGTCGCCAGGGGCCTCATCAGCCAGATCCTTGGGTACCAGATGCCGCGCCGCGGCTTGCCACAGCGCCTCGATGCGTGCGGGCTCTGACCAGTCAACCGAATAGGCGGGCGGTACTTCTGGCTCGCGCCCCAGCACCTCGCGCCAAACACCGCGCAAGAGGCCCAGACAGTCAGTCCCGCCTCCCTTGCACGATGCCTGATGCAGATAGGGTGTCCCGATCCAGCCGCGCGCGGCGTTCGTGATACGCTCGTGATACAAAAGGGTCATCGCCTGCTGCCCCCATCCAGACTGCTTGACCGGGATGGATCTGAAATCGACCAGTCATCGCCCGGCACGTCAGGAAACCCCTGAAAGTTATAGAAGTTCTGAAACTTGAGCCGACACGTCACCGCGCGCTTGTCACATCCCGCAACTAGCCGCAGCAGATCACCCACGCGCACATCCGCCCGCAGCGGATGCCATAGCTCAATAACGCGCATTTCGCCGTCCAGATGATCGCGCTTCACCAGCCCACTCAAGCCGCCCGCCGCGCCGCTCTTCACGACCAGGCGACCATGCTTAAACCAGCCATCTTCGAAGCCACCGAATGCGGCAAATCGAAAAGCGCGCCTTTCGATGATCTCTGCTGCCGTCAAGTCTTTGGAGTAGCCCAGCGTACCCACGTCAAAGCGGCAGCTGGCGTCGCCCAGCACCGCCGAACATGGCTTTTGATACACCCGCCCCAGCGGCCTGTTCAGCGCTTCGGTCAACCCGCGCAGTTCCGCCTCGAACACTCCGCCTGACCGGCGCAACTCGCCGATTGTTCCGCGAAACTGCAGATGCCGCTGTGCCACGTCCTGCCAATTGACCAGCCATGCGCGGATCTCGGCCCCGTCATAGCGGCCCGCCTCGATATCCTCCTCGCGGATCGACCCATCGCTTAGCGCGCCCAGCGCTTCGGTATTGTCCACAGACAGGCCAGTTGTCTGCTGGATCGCCAGCGCGCTTAGCCCAGCATCGGCGCGAAACGCGATCCCGTCGAAACTCAGCGGACCGTCATGGTCGGTAAAGCCCATGATTGTGCCGTCTGTCCGCTTCAGTGCCCAGGCACGGCATGTCGTGGTCACACCCGTCTGTAAATGCGCGTGCAGTACCGCATTCAGCCCACTCATACGCGTATCTCCACCACTGGCACGTCCGGCACCTCGCCCGCCTGAAAACTGGCGATGCTGACCATGATCCGGTTTGTGTCGAACCGTACCGGCACGTCAAACTCATAGCCCGCCGTGATGCGGTTGCCCCCGTTGGGTGGATGCTTGAACGTCACCGCGCCGGTCGCGCTATTCACATCGTAATGGACACCCTCCTGCTGCTCGTCCCCGCCCAGCCCAATGCGCACCGATCCGCGCACAGGCTTGGTGATGGGCCGTGCATAGGTATGCTCGCCCGACCTATATGTCTTGATCAGTTGAAAGGTCGGCGTCAGGTCGTCGCCGAACGCAATCAGCTGGTCGTCATAGCTGGGTGCCAGCAGCGCACCGCTTGATTTGTAGTCAGACCAGTCCTTCCAGCGAAAGCCGTGGATCTGCCCGCGCCGTGCCTCAAAAAACGCGATCAGCGCCTCGATGTCATCGAGGCCTCGCATGGCAACGCCCGCATCATACCGCCGCCGCGAATGTTGCCACGGCGTATTACGCTCTTCAAACCCGTTGGCCAGCGCCACAACATCCGTCTGCCGCTCTGGCC